CAGCTCATCAAAATCGAAAGAAATTTCGTGAAGGTCTCCAAAAGTTTTTTCTTCATGAACAGGAACCAAAACGACGCTTGCGATGTCAGATGCCAGCCGTCGGTGTATGAATGCATACAACTCTGTCGCATAAAACTTATCCCCAAACATCCAATTTTCAACGTCGAAGAAACGATTCACTGCATCCACAACACGTCTCTTGATCTCTTGATCGGATATGTTCGAGCCGAATGACTTGACGACACGAAGCGTTGCACGCATGTTTGGATCTGCGCCTTCGCCGAAAAGGATACGGAACCTGGCAGGATGAAAAACGATAGAATCAGAAACCATTTTTGTTCTATCAAATTGAATGAACTGGCGACGAAGTTCTGCACTCGACGGCGGATCTGGAAACTTCAAAGAATAATTTCCAGAGCGCTTCCAACGCTCAACTTCACGCATGTATCCGTCCGTGAGAATATACATATCTACAATGTTTGTAATTGCCGGGTCAATGCGATGGTTTTGCGGAGCAAAATGCCTCCACTTATAATTCAATCTAGCTCTTCCTTCAAATGCTTGTGTTTGATAACTTTCAGAAACATCTTCCCAGAAAAAATTCTGGCCATTGTTACTAAGTCTCCAAGTAATTCCTTCTGAAGGAACAAAATATGTAAGACCAACCTGTTTAATTTGCTGCGGATCAGGAAGATCACTTGTGGATGAGATAGGAATTATATCTGGATCTACCGCACGATATTCATAACCAAATCTATCCACATAACGGCGGACGTGAACATACCGATGAATGTTGTTCGGATTTCTTTCAACAACCAAAGAAAATGCATCTAAATCGTCCGGAGTACCATCTCTGTCTGCATCTGTCAATGAAAGCTCGACACGGCGTGGTTGTATCGATCCGTCGTCATTATAAAGATTTGAAAAAGCAGCGAAAGCATATTCACGATCAAAAGGACTTCCATTATACTTTTGATTAAAACGAAGAATTTTTATGTAGTCGGTTCCGACCTCGGAAAGATCAACGTCAATGTTTCGCTGTGAATTTGCTATATAAAAACGAGAAACCTTTACGCTTTCAAAAATATAAGAAAGCCTACGGCTCCTAAAAATCCAACCCGATGGAAAATATTGTGCGCTGACCAACCATGACGCATCCAAGCTCTGCCCAGATTGGTTTCCCGCATTTAGCGCAGAATATTCTGAATCGAATGCCATGTCTTGTTCTTCAATAATTTTCCATTTATGCAAAACATGGTCGTATCGAAGGCCAAAAGCCTTTCGATCTGTAAGATGATCTGTTATTGGTTTGACTTCTTCCGAAATGTGCAAGTCATCACGAAATGCAGGAATAACTTGTGAAACAAGCCACCCATTTGGTATGCGCTCGTCAATTTTGATTGCTCCCTGATTGATAACAGGAATAACAGTTGTACCATTTCCTAAAACAGAAACGACGCGAGCCCATCTGTAATCATTGGCATCAAGAGGATTGACAAATTTTACAAATGCATCTCTGCGAACATAAAAAGCCCCACTCGATGGATTTCCGCCCGGACCCACTGCGATCGGATTTCCGGAAACAAATATTCTTCCCGTTCCTTCAGTCGGCAGAGATTCGCCGGCTTGCCAAGTTGCTCCAACAGGAAAAGAAAACCTAGGAACAACTTCCCAGAAAAAATGCCGGAAAGCCAAGTCACGAAGCAACGGTTCAATTTTTGTCTGATAAATTTGGAAACTGTTTTTGTCGGTTGGCAAGGGCTCCGTATCGCGGGTGACATAAATTTTCTGATACAAAACACCATCGTCGCCAAATTCAACAGTAGATTGATCTCGGCGAGTCGGATCATTCAAATCAATAAAAGGTGAATGCCCAGAATATGTCCTGTTGATCGAAGAAACTTTTAATATTTCCGATCCGCGACTGAGCGGAAAGTTATTGTAGTCCTCGGCGGAAACCATGCGATTCTGTGTATAATACACATAGGGTGCATTTCTCCTCATTTGTTCAAGTGTCTCGGGCGGAGACGAATTGGAAACAGGTTGCATCAAAGACAAGAACAAAGTCAGAGTATATTCTTGAATTTCTCCAACGTTGTTGTTTCTAAAAAATCTAAAATTAACCGGAACATTTTCTATGTCACGGGGATTTATATAATAACGCAGGCCATTCGAAACACGATAAACAAACTTGAAGAATCCTTCCGGAACGGCAGCAATCCTTCCGTCGCCGAATCTGAAAACAACACGTTCGTCATCGATCGTTCTTACGGAAAAGACTCGGCGCTGTGTGGGGGCAAGAGAGTTGTTGACAAGAGATTCAATTGACTGAACTGCACTCCAAAATTCCAAAACGCGCCGTGTTTCTGGATCAATTCTTTGTACCCAAACGTCTGTATTGTTAACGCCGCCGGAACCAGACACGATTTCAATATTTTCTTTTGGTTCAATTTGTAAAAATTCTTCTCGAAGGGTTCCCTGCTTGAAATGGACGAAAAATCCAGTGTTCTTTGAAGACAAACCAGCGCCGTCGTTGAAATACAAAATTCTTCTCTGATGGTATTCTGATGGGGGAATTTCGTACAAAAGACCATTGCTGTCGAAATCCACAGGAACGACCTCAAAAGACATTGTTTCGCCAGCAACAGATGCAGAAAAACGTTCGACAGAAAATTCTGCACGAGAATTGATGGCATATACTTCTGTCGGAATTCCTCCGACGCTTCCTGTTTTGATGGGACGACCAATGGGGTTGGTCGGAACAAAGGCGGAATTTAATATAAGATTAAAATGCTCTCTCCAATTTGGATTTGATACTTCATTCCACAAAATGTTTCGATTAGAAATGTCGATTCCACGAGAATCACGTATAGGAAGATCTGTCCGAACTGCCGTAACCTTCAAAAATCCGCTTGCCGGGATATTTCTGGCAGGAGAGTATCCCAAAAATCTAACGAGACGAAGGACCGATTCTCGCCGCTCGGCAGTATCAAGAAAGTTTTCACGCGCGTTGATCTCGACCCGGTACGCCAACATCTGGCTAACATACGCCAGCATGTCAACCAAAAACATTGCTTCAGCATTGTCAGTATAATCGTTGAAATCTTCTGGATATGCACTTTGAAGATATCCGATCAATGCTGCTCTGATTGAGTCATAGTCATAAGCACGAAAATTTACCTGTCGGTAAGCTTCGTAAAATCTAGACCATATTTCTGCGCTCTTAAGTTCAGACTGTCGCTTCGCAACGCTCATCTTGACTTTCCTTAATTTTCCTTTCAAAAAATTCTTTTACTTTTTTGCGAATTTCTTCAATTATTGACTCGTTTGCCGTCATTGAACCCTCTTTCTAGAAACATTTTCTCTGTTAAATTCAAAAGTCATTGTGTCTGCGACTTGTGTCATGATATTTTCAACTTCGAGGTGGGCAATGTAACCATCTGGAATTGGTTGAACATCCAAGGATAAAATTTTGATCCTTGGTTCAGAATTCGCTGCCATGATGATTTCGTCAATAATTTGCTGCTTAACACGTTCGGTGTTCGGCTCGAACAACAAATCCCATATGATTGTTCCATATGTAGGATATCCAACACGTTCTCCACGTCTGGTATAAAGATAATTCTTCAAAGACTGTTTGATAAGATCAAAATCATAAAGATTCACATATCCCTGGAGAGGACGATCTGTCGTATATCCCCAGAACAGTCTTTTGCGAAATCCTTCAAGATTTTCAAAAATGTTGGTCATGCTGATATTTATTTGCCAAAAATCCTATTTTGTTTCGTGGTTTTTAGACAGACGTAGGGCTTGATCCTTTATAATCCATGTAGGAACAACCACTCCAAAAAATTTTGAACGTTTCTTTTTTCGCTAATTTTTTGATACACATGTCTGCATGGAAATTTTTTAATAGGCATGACTTTACTTGTCCCTACAAAAATTTTTTAAAAAGCACTTCTGTAAAAAATTTTTCAACAAACATGTCTTGATAAAAATTTTTTATGAGAAGTCCTGCAATAAAAATTTTTTGAAGACATGTTTGTTGAAATTTTATTATCAATTCTGATTTTTTACAACAAACAAATTTTATCAAAACTTTTATATTACCGAAAGATTTTTTCACAAAGATCGCCCATAGCCCCGGAATAACTACCTCTTCCCTCCCGCGATGAACAAACATCACACTTTTGTGTGAGTTTGTTTTATGAGAGGGAAGCCCGTTCTGAAAAACAGAACATTGTCTCGCCTTGCGTTCAAGAACCTAGATATTCATTGAGACGCGCTACGGGGTTGGCCTGTCGTAGCATAGGGCGGGGTCTTCGCGCAAATGCGCCCAGCGGGAGTTCAGCGGTTTGACAATCTTTGCGCTAAACTTGTGTGTTGTTAGGCTTAACAGAGCACACGTCCACGGATTGCTCCGGGGTACCTTTTGACCCGACTCCAGTTGGCCCTTTGGGGGCTCTGGCGCGTGGTCGCTGCGGTCGCTTCATTGCCGGAAGTCCCTTTCGGGGCCGGCAATGCCTCGGCAGCTCGGCGGCACTACCTCATCGGGGCGGGTCCTGTTTTCCCGCCTTGATTTTTTGATGGTCCTCTTTCGAGGAGCATGTGCCTTATGGTCTAGGCCCGTCATCGCACGGGTATACCCTTAAGATGGTTCCAACACGTTGAAAGAAAACGTTTTTCAAAAAAGATTCTTCAAAAAATTTTATTTTTGGTTTATGAAAACGTTTGGTGACCCTCCAATTCGTATGTGTCCACAGGTATCTGCGTCGCCTTCTCTGTTGACTCGGCGGCCTCCGATTCGAACATCATCGGAGCCGTTCGCAGTTTGCCAAACCCCTGAAGCGTGCGGCAATCCTATGGGATGTCCTGTTCCAATGGCTCCGTCTACCGATATTGGCAGATTATTGCAGAAAACCGTGTAAATTTGTTCTGAATCAAAAAAAGATGAATTTTGCGGAATGGCTGTTATGGCTCCCCCGCCGTCGTTTGAATCTCCTAATCTTTGACATCTTCTTAGCATTTTTTAATCCGATCTTTGGGCAAATGGTTCTCTGGTAGGAACTCTTGGCGGACTTTCAGGACTTTCTGGCTGTTCTGGATTTTGTGCAGAATCAGCAGTTGTTGCAGAATCTGCTTGTGGTCCATTTAGATGGATGGTTTGGGCGGTCATAATCAGATTTTCTTCTTCTGACAATAAATTCATAGTTTCTTTCGATGTAAAAAATGTTTTTTTACCAGAACGAAGATGGGTATCTTCTCCGCTTTCTACTACGAATTCTTTGTCTGTTTTTATGTCTATGTTTTCTTTTCCTTCTATTCTTAGTTTTTCTAGAGTTTTTAGATCTATGTCTTTTTCAACAAGTATTTTTGCAGCTTGCAGAATTCGGGCGTCTAGGTCTTTTTTTATTTCAGTCCGAACATTTCCGTCTGTTTGCAGATGGATGTCATCGTTTGTTTCTATTTTTGTAGTCCCGCCGATTTTTACATTTACATTTCTTTTTATGTCGATATTCAAATCACGTTCTGCTGTAAGATTTATGTCTTTTTTGACGGCAATATTTAAACTGTCCATTGCAAAAATGTCTATGTGTCCGTCGTCACGAATTTCTATCCAAGTATTTCCATTTTTAGTAATGAAATAAATGTGCCCGGTTGTTTCTGAAATAACCATTTGAACTCCGGACTTTGTTCTTAGGCGTATCAGTTCAGATCCTGGTTTGTCGTCCATGACAAAAACAGAGCCGCCACGACTCCGTATTCCAATGACTTGTGATACATTTTCGCGAGCTGCGGAGGCGGTTCCAGCCCCCCGAATTGGCTGGTTTTTGTGAAGACCCTGTATTTCTAACTGACGACTTAAAATTTCTTCAGAGGGGCGTCTAGGATTAGGACTAACGCTTTCTGGATCGTATGGGTTTTGTTCTGTTGCTGGCTTAGGGTCTCCCCCGTCGAAAGTTTGTGCCTCTGCCGTTCCCGGAAGCATGTAATTTTGTCCTGGAACAATTGGCGATCCTATCCAGTATCCTTGAACTGGATCATTGTCTACAAACACTACAAGAACAAAATTTTCTACATCGGTGACAGGAGCCCAAAATCCGTATGTTTGCGGGGCCAAGCTTCCCACACGAGTTTGTGTAGATGAAACACGGTTTAAATCACGATGCGCAGCAAACGGAGAACAATAGTTTACGGTGAACCAATTCGACTCGTCTTGTTCGTTTGTTCCTGAATTGCACAACCAAACGCGTATTTTTCCAGATCGAGTGACGTCGTTCACATCCTTAACTTTTGCAAGCTGAATTGGATATTGAACGGCATTTATTTCTGTAAAAGAAGATCTGGGTCTAGATCCTGTTATTCTTTCGAAGTGCGGGTGTTTTAAAGTATTAAACATTTTTTATTATCCTATTTTATTTGGTGGAAGAGGCACTCCACGGCCATTAATAATTCCGTAAGGGGTTGTTGTTGCACTGTCTATATGAAACGATAATCCGTTCATTGCATAAGTTCTGAGCTTATTTTCTTCTGCTCTTGCCAAAATATCAGAAGTAAGCGTTGCTTTGGTGACCCATGTCAAGCCCCTAGATTGCACAAGAGCCGCCGCTCGCGTATTATTAATATCTAGTGCTCTTGCTTTACGATCTTCTGAAAAAACGTGTGGAGAATTTTGAACACTGTTAAGCCTCATTTGTTCTTGCTGGGTTCTTGCGGCGCTTGTTATTGTGTGCGCGTTGGCCCATTCTTCTTGTGTGATATGTTTGTCTGGTGGCAGAAGAGAATTTATAGCCTGTCTCTGTTGTTCCAGTAGATTATTTGCTCTTTCTACAAAAGTTTCATCTAAGTAATTTATTCTAACACCTGGTTCTCTTCTCATTTGAGAAACATAATTAAAGTTTCCAGACCTGTCTGTTCTTTCAGATCCGCCCCCGCTGCTTCCAGAAAAACTTCCCTGTGTCCTATTTGTTTCTGAGCCTTCTGTACCTTCTGATCTTTCGCGATCTTTCCGACGTTCTTCTCCTGTAACTGGCACGTCTTCTGTTCTTCTGCTGTTGTTTTGTCTTGGCTCTGGAGTCAGCTTCCCCGTAAAATATTCTTCTGATTCTTCTATCAGCATGAGACCAGAAAGTTCGACGATGTGTTGTTCGTCCTTAAATTTATTAATAATGCCGGGCGAATTTCCAGCAATACCGGCTTGATAAATGCCGCTGAAAACCGAAAGGGTTTCTGTTGGTGTCAAAATGCCAGAAGAATCTAAAGATGAATCATCTGGATTTTTTATTACTAACACAAACCCCATCATAGCTCCATCGTTCTGTTCTCCGTTTCTAGGAAAAAAATCTTGTCCCTGCTCCATTTTTATGTTGACATTTCCAAGCCAAAATGGATCTCCACGAAGCGTCATGTTTACACTCACTGGCGGGCGGGTTTGTTGGCTGGCCGCGTTCATTTCAACAGTTCGTGCGCCACTTGCTTGAACAACATATTTTGGCGTTGCGATGTGGGTGCTGCTTCCCCTAAACATTGAATTGTCTATGTAAACTCTGTGCGCCGGTACTCTGTTGAAGAAATAATCCAACTGCGGCGGAATTTCTTCTGCCAATCTATTTTCTGGATTTGTTGGCGCTGGGGACATGGCTTTGCGCGCCCTTTCGTCGGAAATACTTGCACGGAGTTCATTCGGATCCAAAGATTGGACATTGGCATGATCTTGGTCTGCGCGGGAGGCGAGAGGGGTATGGCTGAATTTTGCGCCGCCTGGACTCAGCAATTGATAGAAGTATCTGTTTATGTCAAACGATACATCAATAATGTCTGTGTTTTTTCCAGTATATAAAAAATTATATTCTTTTACTATATCTATTATTCCGTGCCCGTTCCCTTGATCTATGTTTTGGTTTATTCTAGTATTGAGACCGTTGCCCCACTGTTTTGTAATAAAATAAGCATCAATGTTGATAATTCTTTCTCCGGTATGAGCAAATTCGTTCGTTCGTTCTGTTATGAACTCGATGTCGAATGTTGGAAATCGCAGACCGGCTTCCTCTGAGCCTCCTGGGCCTTGCGGTCTTTGTTCTCTAAGAATTCTTTGTTGATTCTCTGGGGTGAACTCCATCAATAAGAAGCTTCGAAACAGGGCGGCCGCCGCATCGGCCAATGTTGTTCCTTGCGCCACCCGGAATTCGAGATTTCCTCTGGTATTTTTAACAAGCCCGTTGAAATTTGGAAGTTCTGTGTTGATTTTAAGATTTTCGAATCTTTGGCGCATGACCGTATCAGCTGGGTGATATCGAAAGTTCAAATTGTATGGAAGTGGATCGTCGCTAGGTCCAGGAGAATCTTGCGGTTTGTGACTTTGGTTGAATGCGCCTGCAAGCAATCCCAAGGCATTTTGCAGAACCATGTTGTTTGTCAGCTCGATTGTTGCCGCGGTTGCAAAACGAAGAGCACCCGAGCCGCCAATTTGGGCAAGCCCTTGGTTTGATGCCGGCACCAATACGAACTTATATTTTGCTCCAGATGATAAATTGGATGTGTCAATTTCTATATCACTTAGGACAAAAGAGCATTTCCAAGGCTGTTCGAGAATTCTTACTGGTTTTCCACTGCTTTCATAACCAACGTAATTTATTTCGAGGACAAGGCGAATATCTCCCCAGCTAGATAAACTGTTTACTCCAACAAGATTTGGTATGATTCTTTCTAATAGGCTGAAACCCAAGTTTTCTTGTATAGAAACTTCTGCTCTGACTGGTATTGTCGCCGATCTTGAAAGAGTGGCGGCAGACATTGGCGTTAAGACATGCTCTATAGAAACCTCATCTATTGTAAATTTTGCGGTCCGTCCCGTTTCTGCAATTATTATTTCTCCGCCTTCGCCGGTTGGTGTTGTTGCTTTGAAGGCAATGATAGGACGAACATTCTCGTAATCATCGAGAACATTTCTTCGGAGACGCTTTCTTATCTGTCTGCCGGACCTAGAATAACCACCGCCCAAGCTTCCGATTTGGTTGCCCGGACCGGCCCCGCCACCCCCACCTGCCTGACTTCTTCTGGAAACGCCTTCTTCGCTTGTTGTTCCTCGTCTGCTTCCAGAGCCCTCAGCGCGGACTCCGCCTTCAAAACCGCCTAGTCTTTCCGGAAGATCTTCCCCGGTTTGTTGTCTATAAACATTACGAACGCGTTCGCGATGAAGAGACCCTGCGTTTGGATTTTGATTGACGCCGCCTATTCCAGCATTGTATTTTTGCAAAGCAAGCGCCGGATCGCCGTTCGATCGCCAGAGCATCTCTTCATAATAACGAGCGGCGAATCTTAGATTTTCTTCTGGATCATATAAATCCGAAATGGAAATTGGTTTAATTCCAAGGCCCGGAGATTGCGCCGTGGCGGGCATTATTTGCCCAAGACCTATTTCTCCACTTTTTCCGACAGCATTGGGATTCCATCCAGATTCTACTTGAATCGCCGCAGCAAAAACGCTCCTAAAATTTGGATCCCTTGCGGCCTGAGATTCTGTTGCGCGCAAAAATGACTCCCGAAATTGTTCTGGAACAAAAGTCAATGCGCGACGATCTGCGTCTGAGAGATTTTGTGACATTTTTTCTTATATTCCTGTTTTCTGAATGCGCTCAAGAGTAGGAACGCGCAGCAAAAGTCCAGGACGTATGTCAAAAATTGGATCTTTAATACTATCCAGATTCATGTTAACAATAATCCACCAATAATCTTCTCTTCCATATAAATCATATGAAAGCAAATCAATTCTGCCCTTGTGTCGTTCTTCGACTCGAACAACTTTGTCACTAGGATCTGGGGGAAATTTTATATGATTATAGTGCTGGAGAAATCTTCCGATTATTTGTGTTCGTTTCCACGGATTTGTGGCCCCAGATAACCTTTTTGTTTTTGCTTGAAGAAACGTTGACATTTTTTATATAAATCCTTGCTGACCGTTTGCTACGAATTCATCCAAGTTAAAGCTTCTCATCTTGCTAGCCGACAAGGAAATCATAAGACCAAGAGTGAACACAACAGCAGATGGAACAGTTGCGCCAGAAGATGTAGGAATGTAATCAACATCGTTCATCAATTGTAGATCGAAATCTCTTAATATAACTCCAACACTCTGGATCATGTGTGGCCCTATCGCCGTCATTTCTATTGTTGGCGCTGGTGCTCCTAGCGGAACAGATCCTTCTGAACCGAACGCCGGCTTCATTGCAGCGCGAAAAAACTGAATGCTTGCATAGATATAGTCAGCCTCTTCGACGCTTTGTGCGGACATTTGTGCATCTGTAATAGTGATAGCTATTTCATGCTTGTCAGGAACGGGAAATCCATAAAGGGATTGTTTTGGCTCTGTGGTACCCCAATAGTTTCTTGTTCCGATGGTAAGAGACGGCCGATACGGAAACAAAACACCGTTTGTTGCGGCAAGAGGCCGCATGATTCCAGGATATCCTGCATAAGGGTGGCCAGGTTTGAAACCAAGACGCACCTTCATGTTTGCCTGCGCCGCCGATCCTGTAACTCCGCGCGTCGTTCCTTGTGCAATACTTTTTTCTTTGGCAATTCCGGACGGAGTTCGGAACGTGCTGGCACTCTTTGAAGAAAATTTTTCTCCAAGCAGCCTGTTTGGAATAGTCTTGATTTGGGATAGATTAAACATTCTGATACTATTTATTTTCATAGAAATCATAAATTTTGGAGAAACATATGAGTTCGCCACGCCCTGGAAAAGGTCAATGGAATATTGTAAAAAATAGAGGATCCCGAGCATATTTGTCCAACGCTGCTCTTATGGAAGAAATTAATTTGAGCAAGTTGTCGTATTGTTGGATAGATAAAACAGTTCCTCATGCAGAAAAATATGATTTAATTTTGACGGATCAATCTTATCCAAATCATCGCATTGAAGAAGATCTCCAGAAAATTTCTTATGAAACAGATCCGCCAAAAACGCTTCTTGAGGTTGCTCTTTCTTCTGCGGCCTCTCGTTTAAAATTGCCCTCCGCCAGCAAGACGGATTTAATTATACGCATAATGACGTCGGATCATATTCCACAAGAATATTTTAAAAAACGTTCAAAAACCGCAGAAGAAGAGACCATCATTATGAACCGTCTTAGATTCCCCCCCTTCATGCACGTGCGGTTTGACGGAAAAGAATGGGCGCCTTGCGTCATATCTCACTGGCGGGCTGGAGATTTGCGTACCGGAAGATTTTCGTTGGATCATGGAAACATGACGCTTCGTCTCGTCAAAATGTTTGAAAAAATGATCGACAAAATTGCTGGAAGACACAATTTCAACAGATATACATATTTGGACGAGGCAAAGGCAGAAGCACTTGCCACACTTGGAATCAACGGTCTTTATTTTGACGAAAGCAAGATTGGACGCACCAAGTCGCCAAACCCCTTTGGATATTATACACAAATTATTAAAAATTCTTTTAACAAGATTTTGGAAAGTGAAAAAACCCAACGCCAAATTCGTGATCGTATATTGCAAGATAATGGTTTCTTAGGATCGTTTGAAAGCCAGGAAGATTATAACTCTTTGTATCGAGAACCTGTTGACAAGAAAGATTTTTAAGAGTCTTGTCTTTTTTACTTTGGGGGCCATATTCGTTCGAGACAACGATGCCTATCTGTTTATGAAAATCGCTTTTTTCACAGATCTTCATTTTGGAAAAAGACAAGACTCGATACAATTTACCGAGGATTGTTTTGAATTTGTCAAATGGGCTACTTTGCGCGCCCAACGCGAAGGAGCATCTTGTCTTGTCTTCGGCGGAGATTGGCACCACAATCGCACACATTTGAATCTCTATACTATGCGTCGAAGTCTTGCGGCATTGCGACACATTTCGTCAAATTTTGAAAAAGTTTTTATAATTCTCGGGAATCATGATCTGTATTTTAAAGAAGCGCTCAGCGTCCATTCGATGGAATTTGCCAGAGAATTTAAGAATATTTTTTTGATCGAGGAACCAACGCGACTTTCGGAAAATGTATCATTGGTTCCTTGGCTGGTAGATTCGGCAAAAGACAAAGTGCAATCAGTTATGGCGCCATTTTTGTTTGGTCATTTTGAAATTTCTAGGTTTCGTTTTAATAGTGGTCAAGTGGTAGAACACGCTTCTTTGTCTCCCGAAGATTTTGTGGGCGCTTCTGTTGTTTTTTCTGGTCATTTTCATAACCGTCAAAAAATTGTTTGTGATGAAGGTCATACGATACTTTACACTGGGGCAGCTTTTCCGCACAATTATGAAGATGCCGGACAGCGTGAGCGAGGATTGACAATAATCGATACGGATTCTGGTGATCATGTTTTGCATACGTGGGAGGAACAGCCGACTTTTGACTACTTGTCGTTGGATCAATTAGAGGCTTTTATTGCAGAAGGCCCCTCTCCAAAACGAAGCGTCAAGATTTTTATAGACAACACAACGAGCTCTGAGGATGTTCGTGAACTTAGAAATTTTCTTGTGAACGAACTGCTTTATAGAGAAGTGTCGTTTTCGTCACGCTCTGTTTTGGAGATCAACAACAGCATGGATTCTGCCACTGTAGAAACTTTGAGCGTCGACAACATGGTTTTGTCTTTGTTGGAGCGCTTGCAGGACGACAACAAAAGCAACCTAGATATCAAAATGCTCCAAGACATTTATAGAAACATTCAGGAGCAGAGCCGTGATATTTAAAACCATTACTGTTCGCAACTTTATGTCGTTTGGTCAAGTTCCGACGCAAATTTTGTTGGATTGCGAGGGCCTGACGTTAATTCTTGGAGAAAACCGTGATGTTGTCGGCAGCGACCAAACGGTTAGCCGAAACGGCGTTGGAAAATCCAGCATACTGAATGCTATTTCTTTTGCCCTTTACGGAGAGGCTCTCGCCGCTATTCGTCGCGACAATCTTGTCAATAAGATAAACGGAAGGGCATGTGAAGTTTCTTTGACGTTTTCTAAAAATGGCACAGAATATCGTATTGAACGCGGAAGAAAGCCAGCCTACTTGAGATTTTTCAAAAATGGTTGTGTTGTGTCTTCTGACGAAAGTGTCACTGACGCGACACGCGGAGAGATGAGCAAAACACAAGAAGAAATTCAGCGCGTTGTTGGTTTTTCTTATGAAGTTTTTCGTGAAATTGTTGGTTTGAATACTTATTCTCAACCCTTGCTGTCTCTTCCCGCAAAAGACCAGCGCGCAATTTTGGAAGAAATTCTAGAAATTGCGATCTTGGGCAAGCGCGCAGACATTCTCCGCGAGATGATCCGTCGCGAAGAAACAGCTTTAAAAGAACTTGATATGAAAATTTCTGCTGGGCGTTCTGCCAACGATCGGATTTACGACGCGGTCTCACAAATAAAAATTCGAGCGCAGAGATGGGAAGAAGAGCGGATAAAAAATATTTCTTCTCTCAAAGAGACTTTGGCGCTTCTTCGCGAAATTGATTATGAAGCGGAGCAATCAAAGTATGCGGCAATTCGGGAAAGAAAGGCAGCCCAGGCCGCCTTAGATGCGGCTGAGGGTGCCCTGCGCGCAGCCAAACGCGAACATTTTCGGCTCCAAAGCGATCTAGAAAAAGTTTTGTATCAGATTAATAAAATAGAATCATCCGTCTGTCCGACGTGCGGACAATCCCTCAAAAAAGAGAAAAAAAATAAAATTTTACAAGAAATTGAGAATAACCGTCTGCGGATCTCTGCGGACTTGGAAAGTGCAGAATTTGCAATCAAGCAGGCAGAAGGAGAGTATTTCACGGCCGCTGAGAAATTGAAAAATATTCCGATAGTGGAGGCTCCTCTTTTTGCAGACGAAAAGGAATTGTTTGAAGCAAAAACGCAGCAGCAATCTCTTCTTGCATTGATTTCGGCAGAAGAAACAAAAGAAAACCCACACTTGGGTCAAGAAGAAATTCTTCGTAGTCAGATCTTAGACTTGACAGAAATGATAGAAGAAAAAAAGTATGTTGAAAAATTACTTTCTCATGAAAAAGCTCTATTGAAGTTGCTAACAGATAAGAATTCGTTTGTCAGAACCGGCATTATAAATCAAAACTTGTCTTTTTTGAATAATCGACTTTCCTATTACGCAAAGAAAATCGGGTTGCCCCACGAATTGTCTTTGCAAAGCAATCTTGAAATTGATATTTCTCTTTTTGGTCAGTCGTATGATTTTGACAACCTCTCACGCGGAGAGCGCACCCGGCTTATGTTAGCTTTGAATTTTGCACTGAGAGACATTTATGAAATTTTTAATGGGCCTATCAATTTGTTGTTTCTGGACGAGATCATTGATGGTGGTCTTGACTCCCTCGGAGTTAGTCTTTGCATCGACCTGCTGCGAGATTTTTCCAAAATCAAACACCGCTCGATTTTTCTGGTTTCGCATCGA